AACAAAACCTTCATTATCATTCCAATCAATATAACCAACAATATCACCGTTGACTAAATCAATGGTATACCCGTTTGTTCTTACATTAGGTAATTCTCTTGAAGGTGATAATAATGTAAATTCTACTCCGTCTTTTTGTGGTGATAAAACATTATTATTTGGTGCTTCATATAATCTTATTGTTGGTAAACTTGGAGCTAATGGAATTAAACTATTGATTTCTGTATCAATTACACTTTCTAATTTTTCTCCTTTTTCAAAGACAGGATATCTATTTACTTTGTAAACATAATGATTGTCGTCATTTCTACCAATTCTACCAAATGGTGCTTCTTTTCTTCGTTCTTCATCAATATCTTCAAAACTATACAAGGTATTGGTATCTTTTACTAATAAATGATTTCTTGTATCGGAATCTGATTCAGATTTAGCTTCATCATAAAAGTCTTGATATCTTGCATCTCGTTCTTGTTTTAGTTGTAAATAAAACTCGTAATCTAGTAATTCTTGTTCCGTGAAAGGCATCTGTTTACCTCGTTATTTTAAATATATGGTCATTGTCTACAATGTGTTCTACTCTCGTGTTTCCACTACCACTTACTACTTTGTAAAGAAAACGATAGTGTCTTTCTGGTTGAAATGAATTTAAGTCCATTCTGAAAAAGTTTCCTTTACCATCACAACTCAAATACGAACCAGATGAAAATGGAACTATTGTATCTTCTGTTAGAGCATCTCTAACTGAATATTGACTTTGACTTGGCATAAATTTTACCGTTAGATTTTGAGAACTCGTTGAATAAGTTCTTGTTGGAAATCTTTCACGACCATAAACTCTGAATTTAACTTTTGATTTTTCTTTATATTCTGGTCGTAAACCTTTCATATAAACTGTAACTTCATCAATATCGTCTGAGTCTAATGTTACTAATGAACCTGTGTTGAACGAAGAGTCATCATATTCAACTTCTAACTTTGGTGGATAAATTGTGTGTGTATCTCTTGAGAAGAATGCGAAATTTCCAAGTCTGTCGGTGCTTCCCTCGTCTAATGAAGATGAAGTATTACCAATACTACCTGAACGCTTTACAATAAATCCTTCATTAGCTACTGAACCACTTAACCATTTGGTTACAATATCTGTAACATCCATTCTCATATCAGTTGTTTCGTGGTTGAATGATTGAGATGCTTCATAACCACTTCCTTGATACCAAGTTCCACCTGTATTGTTTGAACCACTAATCCATTGTGTTCCAGTTGTTTCTCCGTCACGATATCTCCAAGAACAACCCTCGGTAGTTGCTGGACTATCAAAAAATCTTCCATCACCTTGAACCCAAGATTGACTTACTGGATAAGCAAACAATGATTGACTTGTTGTTAATTCTTTTGAGTTAGCATCATATAAATTTAAGTAGTATCTTGCGTTTTCAGGAATAGTTCCTGCTACAACTGATTCAGATATATTAGTTGTATTAAACTTAATTAACGCTCTTGATACATTTACTACTGAACCATCTGCGTTCATATCTTTACGAACCTCTAATATTTCGTCTAATCCAGTATTTCTACTTTGAGTAGCACTACCTTCGTATAGTGTTGAGTCTTTTTCTGCGAATTCAAATAAATGCATTATCCTTCTCCTCCGTCAACTGCTGTTGTTATGTCTGTGTTTGGTAATTTAACTTCAAATATACTTGGGTCTTTAGCTGGATACACTACACCATTTCTTAGTGCAGATGATATATTATATCTATTACCACTATACCCGGCGGTAGATGAATAAGTATCTTGATTTGTTATTGTAATATCTAATACTGATAATACTCCTTCAACATCATTCTGTATTGTTGTTTGTAATTCTGATATTATGATTGGTTGATTTATTTGCCATCTATCTACATCAAAAAATTCTGCTATTCTTTGGTTAACATTGGTCATAACTATTTGGTGGTCAAAACCACTTTTTGTTAATATATTAGCTTTAACACCTATATTGATTACATAAGCATTTTTAATGTTTACGGCATCAGTTACTGGTTTAAATCTTGTTAAATAAGTTTTTAAATTTTCTTTTACTGCATCATTTACATTTACAAGATGTCTATTTGTATTTAATCCTAAAATGTATAGATTTAGTGCTAATGGATTTGGTTGTGTTTGTTGTTCTTCATCCAATATTGTATCTTGTGTGATGTAAGCTTTTGCAATATTACCATATTTGTCAGGTAATGCATAAGTTCTAATAATATAATCATCTTTAGTTACAGCACGATTTTGTGCTTGGAAATATGCTTTAATGTTTTCTCTTAACTCTTCAACACTTTCTGCTCCCATACCACCACTTGACGCTTCAACATTAGAAGCTCTTACTGATGTTTTGGAAAAGTTAACAACTGATGGTGTTAAGTTTGTCTCATCTATTTCAAATGTGATACCGGTAATTTTATTAACTCTACCAGCCGCTACATTGTCTTGTGCTCCACCACCATATTGATAGTTAATTGTCAATGATGTATTAGAAGGAGCTTGTCCATAAGTTTTTGTTTTTAAAAAATTACTTGGGTCAAATGTTTCATATAATTTTGAAGGTGAACCAGGTAAGTTAGAACCAACATTATCTGGATTTGGAATGATGTCTTCGTCGGCATTATCTGAAATACCTGCTCCAAATCTTAATTCTGTTTTTCCATCTGGTCTTCTAAATGTTGTAAATCTTTTTGAAACTCTTTTTAACCTTAATATGTAAGGAACATTAGATGAGTATTGTGATAATTCTGGGTCATTATCTGAATTGTTTTCTATTTCATCAAAGATAGTATCTTGAGCTAAAGAATCAACCTCATACCATTTATTTCCGTCTGAATCTGTGCAACTTATAATATCTATTACATTTGAATTTGATAATAGAACTTTGTCATATTTTTTAGCTCCACCAAAACTAAAATCTTCATCAGTCACATTACCACTTTGTGCTCTTACTTCTTTTCTAATATACCAATAAGTTGGTGTATCTGTTGCAGAATCTCTTTCAAAAATTTCTACTTCTCTTTTTGACCTTGATGATTCATATCTCATATCACAATCTTCAATTGTTCTAAATACTACTCCGTCTGCAGTTTCTACTCTTGTTCCTGCTTTAATATTTAATGCATAATTGTAATCTGGTGCTGCATTATTACCTTCACCAGTATTTGGAACTAATTGGAAAAATTCTAATCTAGTTGAAGAAGGTGCGGACAATCTTGGTTTATAACCAAATGATTGAGCCATTGCATAAAGTGTTCTTAATTCTTCTGAATATCCTAATAAAGATTCTTTAAATTGTGAGTCAACATAGTATGACATAACATCACCTACATAAGATGCCATTTCAATAAACATCATACCAGGTGATGACTCATTAAAGTCTTGGTAAGTGTTTGGAAAATATTGTTTAGAAAACTCAATCAAATTATTTCTAAATTGAGAAAAGTCTTTATTCAAATATCTTACTTCTTTATTTTTCTTTTTACTTGTTAATTCGTATCCCATTGTTTACTCCTAATAACCAACACTTGTTGATTCTGAATCTCCTTCAAAGTTTAAAGTAATACTTTCAAATCTATCTGGTTCATAGTTCAATGCAAAATCAATACTAACATTAGTTGTATTAGGGTCTTCATCTGATTGAATTATATTTACATTAGAAATATTAATGTAAGGTAACCAAGTGGATATTGCTTCTTGTATCTCTGATTGTATTCTTGATGATAAATCTTCTGTATATTGTTCAAATAATAATTCTCTTAAACGAGAACCGAAGTCAGGTTGCATTACTCGTTCCCCTTTAGCAGTTAATAAAAGGTTTTTTATATTAGAACCAGCTTGTTCTAATGTTGTTTGTGTTCTACCAAACAAACCTGATTTATCTCTGTTGAAGGGAAGTTTTAAACCAATGAAAATATCTGGGTTTAAATCATTTTCTCTTGCACTTGCCATTATTTACCTTTTTTCTTATCAATAGCTTTTATTAAACCAGAATAGTCTCTTGTCAGTGCGTTCTTTAAGTGCTCTGGTGCGTCATCTGGATTCATACCGGCACTTTGTAAGGTGCTTGCGGCCGCTACTTCTCGTTTAACTTCTTTATTCCCTAAACCACTGCCGTATCCTAACATCTCGGTCATACGACTTGAATCAAAAGTTCCTCCACCTAATGTTGAGTATTCTTCTTTTTGTTGAGCAGTTTCGTTTAGAATTTTGTTAAGAACTGAATTGTCTGTAAACTTCTGTTCTTTAACTTTTTTCTTCTTAACTACTGGGGTTTCTTTGGGAATATTTGTTTCACTAATAAGTATATCAGTTATCTGTTTTTTAACCTCTTGTTTGACAACTTCTTTTATTAATGATACTAATTTATTCGATTTCATTTTTACTCCTATTTTTTCTTTTCAATTGTTACAATATCTGTGTTCATAAAATCTAATGTTGCAAAACTTCTTAGTGCGTCCACAACCTCTGATATTTTCTTTTCTACTTCTGTTATTGTAAGTGGAAGTCCTGGAACTAACGCTTGTATTTCGTTAAAGTTAGTTAAAATAGTTTCTTGATTCTTTGCAAACTTTTCAGCATTAAAACTTACTGACACCTTTCTTGTTTTCTTAACTATTTTCTCTACATTTTTTCTAGCACTTTTTACCGAGTCAGTTAATTTTTTAATATTTTGAATTTGTTTATTATACTCTTCTATTGTTATATTTGCAGTATTTTTTAAAGCTTGGACTTCTGCTTCAATAACATCTGTTACTTCTTTAATTGCTTTTCCTCTAAGTTCTTCTACAAATTGTTCTGTTTCACCAGTTATTACTTGTCCGCCCGCGTTATGTTTTAATTCTACAAATTCACCAATAATTTCTGTGACCTCACCTGATTGTATTTTTAATGTGTTTCTTGCATTTATTACAATATCATCTGCATTTAAAACAATTTTAGCACCAGTTACAGTAGTTGATGGAAAAGCTTTATTTGGATTATCAACTTTAACAGTACCATCATCTTGTATAAATATAGAAGCTTTAGATTTATTAATATCATTCGAGTCATCTCCTGCAACTAATTTAATTGAAGAACCAATTTCG